GTGGGTTTTCATTGGGGAGGTCTGAAGAGTGCCCCTACCAAGGGAATCTCTCAAATGATTTCCCTTTCTGCCGTGGAGGAAGCGATTAAGCACTTTATGAGTAGGATAGACACCTGTCTGAGTGCCGGCTGCCCAGATTCCTGGAAGTGTGTGATCAAAGATCGACCCACTGTCGTCCCCGGTGAACGGACTCCTGGTGATAAGATTGACCAAGCCTTTTGGCTGGAAGATAATGATCCAAACGTCGAGGTGTTTTATCCAACTGACGTTCCTAGACCGCCCCCCACTACAACGATCCCTCCCGAATCTGATGAAGAGGATGGGATAGAACAACAGGGCGCCGTGTACAGAGGTAATATTCCTTGCGCAGCTTTCTATAAATCCCGTGCGATTGATACGATCATCGCTGATGAGGTAAGAAAGATCTGGAAAGAAGAGGAATTCGGGAAGCCCCGTTTCGGAAGAAGCATGTGGCCCAAGTCTCTTGTGCATGCGCTCCACAGTTCCCCTGGTCTTCCCACGTCTCATTTGGAGTGGGCCGTGAAGGACTATATGAGCGCCTTTGAGACTCTTTCGCCTTATCTCTCCGAACACCTCCGACCACTATCATGGGATGAGGTGCTTAATGGCATAGAGGGAGTGCGATTTATTGATTCAATGAATTGGAGCACTTCTATGGGAATAGGTTTCCCGGGCGGGAAAAGATCTTGGATCTATACCTACTTGGAAAATCTTGGCCACGAGAAGAAGGACTTTGTTGAAGAGGTCTGGAAACAGGTCGATGTAGCCATTTCTCAGCTCAAAGAGGGGAAACGGGTGCCCTGGATTTTCAATGGTACCCCCAAAGATGAACCAACGAATGTCACCAAGGAAAAGGTGAGGTTGTTCATGGTTGCAGAAATTTCTTGCACAGTGTTAGTAAGGAAATATTACACTCCAATTTGTCGTCTCTTGCAGATGACCACTGGAATTAGCGAATGTGCTGTTGGAATTAATGCAACGTCGGACGATTGGCAAGGTTTCACAAGTGTCATCGGACGATTCCAACACCATTTTGATGGCGACCATAGCAAATACGATTTGCGTAAATCTGCGAAAATCAGTTCCGCATCATATCGTATTATGCTCGAATTAGCAGCCAAAGGGAATTATGAAGCAGAAGATCTGTTCATGATGCAAATGATCCCAGCTGATTTGGTACGTCCATTGGTGAATTTCAATGGTGACGTCTTGGAACTGGATGGTTCAACTCCATCCGATATCCCAGTAACGGTCATCATCAATGGTTTGGATAACAGCCTGATGAATCGTTGTGCTTTCTACGATTGCTACCCCAAAAGCCCGGTCGGTGATTTCCGAAAATGGGTCGCTCACATCAACTATGGTGATGACTTCATCAATGGAGTGAGCTGGTGGCGCACGAAATTCAATTTCTTGACAATGCAAAAGTATCTCGCTAAATATGGCATGAAAATCAC